GAATGTCTTGCTGTTTTAATTACTTTATTATATGGATATTTTGCTGCGTAAGCTGGTGTAGGTTCGGCCCAAGTATCATCAGAGTTAGCAATCTTTTGGTCATGTACGCGATTAGCTGCCATTCCCAACAAATATGTTTCTAATAATTTTTCACCTGTTGCTAATTTATCAGGACCACCTCCTGCGTTGAAATTACGAGGAGCATAAGAACCACCTAATAAATCTCCATCCTTTGCTGCGATAACTCCATATCCATCAGCCACAGGATTTAATTCTGTATTATAAGTGCCAGGAATTAAACCAAGTATCATAGGATGTTGTGCTGACTTACCGTCAAGAAACATTCCATATACAAATGAGTTTAAAGGTGGAGGAGGATTGTTTGGGTCATAACTACCCGAAGCGCAAAGAGCCCAAGGTAAATCTTTTGTTTCAATATCGGAATGTGTACCGTGTATACCAAATGCTCGTACTTGGACTTTGCCTTCACGAGATTCGTCAACGTTATTTTCAACAATTCCAATAAAGAATTGTGGTTGTCCGATACCTGTTGTGCTTATCATACTTCAGTTTCCCAATCATACTTAACAAGTTTAAGAGCTGTCTCTAAACTTTCACCGTTAATATTATTTCCTACTGCATATATTAAATAATATCCACTTAATCTTTTATTCTGTTCAGCTTCCAATGAAGCGTTAGATTCTAAAATAGAAAGATTAACTACTTCACCTGGTTTTAAATCTATTCTTCCGCGAATAACTGCAGTACACATATTCTCCATCATATGATAATGATATGCTATTCTATTTTGAATAATCTCAGTCATATGTTGGTCTTCTCTTGGAATCATTCCATCTTTGGCTTCAAATCCTTCAGGAGACCAATCTCTATAAACTATATTCTGTGGTGCATTATCATATGTAAATGTTTCTTTAATAAAATCATCGCTATGCTTACTTCCTGAAATGCCACCTACTTGACCTTGCATTCCTTTATAAGAACCTTTCTTTTCTAAATAGTCATAATTAAAAACTCTTTTCTTATGAGTTGTTAAATCAATCTCCATTACTGTATTCTTATATGCACCTGCTCGCATATCATTAAATGTATTTACGTGAGCTGAATTTTTAAAGTCTTCCAACGTTTCAATAATTACTTTACCTTCTAAAGGATTCCTATCAACTATTGGAGTATATTTTAAATTCTTAATTTCTTTCTTTTGTGCTTCAGCTAAAAGCCATTCATCCGTCACAAAATTATAACCGTCTATTGTTTCAAAGAATCTATAAGTTGATGACTTTGAACTTTTTGTGAAAGCTTTTCTACATAAAAAGTTCATTGCTTCCTGGGGAGTATAGTCAGGAATAACTAATCTCATAACTCCATCTGATTCTTCAATATTAAATTTTCTTGAAGATTCTAAATTTGGTTTAAAATATTTCTTAAATAATTGGTTTGCCGCATATGATGCTTTCTTATTTCTAAATGCAGTAATAATATTTTGTATGCCTGCTTTATAAGATGACTTTGTAATAAATTTTAGAGTATACTTATAAGTATCTCCTGATGAAGTTTGTTGAATTAAGTCAGCAACTTCAATTACTTGTAGATTTAATTCAACCTCAGTTTGTAAATCATGACACTTAAGAACTATATTTAATTCTTCTTCTCCACGAATAGGAAGTTTATTTAATAAATTAACGCCGTCTAATACTTCTATTTCCCCACTGATAGCAACTTGTCCAATTGATGCAGACATAGAAAAATGCGGAATCATACCGGCAATATTTTCTGTATCACCTTTATATGATTTTAGTATTGCTTGTTCAATTGTGCAATATCCAGGGTTAAAAGTTTCCATATTATGAAGAACCAGTTATGCTTCTTGTAAATTCTGTTTTGAGCTGATTTAAGTATGAGTTATCAAATAAGAATATTTCTTTCTTGTTATTATTAATAGCTTCTTCATATTCATAGATACGATAAGGCACCCAATCCTCAGGAACAATTCTTTTAATAATAATCTTATCACCACGTTCAGTACGCATAATAACGCGGTCCTCTCTACGAAGATAAATTGTTCGGAAAGATTCCGGTGCTAATACTATGTCATCTACTGCTGCCATTTGCTATTCCTATACTTTTTTGATATAATATAAAATGTTTTCATCAATTGTTTCGTCTTTAGTCCAATCAATCACATCTTCTCCGACTTCGCCAGATTGTTCGGCATATTTGTAAACAAGGTAATCGTTAAACGTTTGTGCATCCATCGGCCATTCGTAATATGGGTCAATAATATTATTCGCCATATAAACTAACCAAACATAATCAACTGAACCGTAATAATCTAAAGCAATATCTTCTGCTTTTTCTCCATCCTTAACTGTATAAGAATAATATACATAAGGATTATTTGCGACTGCTCTTACAAAAGAAGCTCGTCGAGTAATGTCTCTAACTTTTCTTCCTTGATATTTTACGATTGGAAAATCTTCGAAATATTTTTTACTCATTAGTTGGTGTTCCTCCGCCTACTCCTGCCGCATCGTCATTTGTTGTTTCAGGTGCAAGGTCAAAATTAATACCTGCAGCAGATGCAGCACCATAATCTTCTGCGGTTTGAATCTCGAGTTCCATAAATTGCATTTGTATTGATATGCCAGAAGGTACACCACCTTCAGCGATTCCTAATGCTCCACCTTCTGCATAGTTCACTGTAATATTACTACACATACAAGGTTTAAATCTTGGAAAGTGATCTTCATTTACTCCTAATAGATTTATGTATACAACTGAAGGATATTCTAAATATGCCTTTGAGAGTCCTGAGCTTCCTGATAAAAGCTCTTGAGCATTATCATCATTTGGTGCAAGAGATTGTGTTCTTGGTAATATTTTAGCTTTTACTTTTTTAACAATATCACGTATACTGTCGGCTTCGGCTGCGTTTGCTGGATATAATTGCCAATCAAAAGTAAAAGAACGAAGGTCAACTCCACTGAAGTGTAAAGTTGTTAAAGGGTTAGTGACAGCTCCCATCGCCGCACCAATAGATTTATCCCCAAGACCTAAACCACCAAGTACACTTGTTCCTAATGTACCAACTACTCTTGCGAATACTTTAGCATTTTCTTCATTAAAGATTCCTGAGAATGCATTACCTTCACCGCCACCTCCAACAACAGCACCTGCCGTTCCAGCAATTGCATTACCAAGTTTCTTTAGCTCACTCATTATACCATCGCCTTTTGCCAAACCAACTCCTTTTGAAACTAAGAACTCTTCAATAAAGCTTCTTTCAAAACTAGAGATTGAAACACCTGTGCTATCGGTTAAAGTTTTTGGTATAGGTAATTCTAAAACAAATGATTCTTTTTCTTGGGCTCGACGTCGACGTTGTCCTGCGCTTCTCCATTGTGTACTACCAGCTTCGGCCGAACTACCTTCAGCGGCAGGACTTAAATTACCAACCTTTGAACCACCAACGACTTCTGAATAATCGTACTTCTTAAATATCATTTGAATCCCGTGTGGGAATGAAGCAGAAGGCCATTGTAGTCGGTCAGTACCTGTCTTATTACTATTTCTTGTTGTTAAATCTGGTCTTGCCATTCTGTTTTCCTTGGACTCCTTCCGACAATTTCTAATAAATATGTATACGGATAATTTTATTATTTATAACGGAAATCGGAAAGTATATTATGGCATATAAGGGTAGATTTAGACCAAAGCATCCCGAAAGGTATAAAGGTGATCCTACAAAGATTATTTATCGGTCTTTATGGGAATTTAAAGTATTTAAGTGGCTTGATTTACATAACGATGTTATATGGTGGCAATCAGAAGAAGTGATTGTTCCATATCGTTCTCCGATAGATGGTCGTATACATAGGTACTTTCCTGATGTGATAGTACATAAGAAAGATGGTTTAGGTAATCCTCAAACGATTATGATTGAAATTAAACCAAGCAGTCAATGTGTACCACCAAATCCTGCGAATAAAAATAAAACAAAGACAGGTAGAATATCAAGAAGATATTTAAACGAAGTTAAACGATATGGTATTAATGAAGCAAAATGGAAGGCAGCAAAATCTTTTTGTGCAGACAGAGGTTGGCAGTTTACAATTATGACTGAAAAACATATCCCAGGAGCAAGGTAAGTGGCAACTTTATTTTCAGATATATTAGCAAAGGGTATACGAAGAGGTGAAGTACCTGCTCGTACTCAAACCGCAAGAGAGTGGTATCGTAAGCAAGCCAACACAAAAGACGGTAAAGCAATTACTCAGGAAACAATCACAAAAGCATCTGGTCCTGGAAGAAGTAGAGCAAGATTAACAGGTGAAGGATATATTGGAGAAATGTACTTTTTTCAATACGATCCTAAAGGAAAAGAAACTTTACCTTACTATGATAGGTTTCCACTCATATTCCCAATAAATAAAGCAAAAGGTGGTTTTATTGGATTAAATATGCATTATCTTCCACCACAATTGAGAGCTCAATTAATGGATGCTTTATATACTTTAGCATCAGATAATAAGTATAACGAAGATACAAAATTAGAATTAAGTTATGAGGTTTTAGCAAAAGCTTCACAATTTAGAAATTTTAAACCTTGTGTTAAAAGATATCTAACAAAACATGTTAGGTCAAGGTTTATTAAAATAGAAGCTTCTGAATGGGACATTGCTTTATTCTTACCTGTATCACAGTTTGAGAAACAAGGTGTCCGAAGAGTTTGGGCAGATTCAAGAAAGATTATAGCAGGATAATATATGTCATTTAACATTTCAAAATTTAAAGCATCAATGGACAGATTTGGTGGTCCTGCTAGGACGGATTTATTTGAAGTAAGAATAAGTCCTCCACTTTGGTATCAAAAATTAACGGACGAAAAGGTTTCCGATTTTACAATGAGAGAATTTTCGTTGTTTTGTTCTGGAGTATCTTTTCCTGGTGTGGATATCAATACAGGAACATTTGATTATATCGGACAACTATCGAGAGCAGTTCCAAATTCTGTCACTAACCCAGGACCTGTGACCTGTACTTTCTATTGCGATTCAGACCACAATACAGTCAGGTTCTTTCATAGATGGATGAGAGAAGTAATGAACTTTAGTTCAGCAGGTGGAATGTTTGGAGAAGATGGTACTGATGATGGAATGGGAAGATTAAAAGGAGAATCTGGATTCAGAGATAATTATAAATGTGATATGGAAATAAGACACTATTCAACACAAAGTGACCCAGGTGTTTATTACGCAGCAAATTTAGAAACTGCATTTCCAATTAAAGTATCACCGATTGCGTTATCTTGGGATGCAGCAACAACACCTGCCACAATATCAGTTGACTTTGCTTTTGAGGATTATAAATTCTCAGCTGATAAAGCAGGAAGCACAGGAGCTCGTTCAACAAGAGGTGGTGGTTTATTAGATTTACTTGGCGATCTCGCAGGGTTCGCCGATACTGTAAGAGGTACTTTAAAGGCAGGAAAGCCAAGAAGTATACAAGATGCAGTTAACAGATTACAAAGATTGGGAAATGCGGTTGACAATGTGTCAGACAATATCCCAAATGGATAAGTGGTAATTAATTAGGAGAAATATATTATGGCATTACCAAAAATTGATTTACCTTTAAATGAGTTGGTATTACCCAGCACAGGAGGTAAAGTTAAATATAGGCCGTTTACGGTTAAAGAGGAAAAGATCCTCTTAGTGGCAGCGGAGACAAAAGATCCGCATGCTGAAATGATGGCAATTAAACAAGTCGTGAATAATTGTTTATTTGATATTGATATTAATGAAATTGCGATGATTGATTTAGAATATGTGTTTCTAAAATTAAGGTCAAGCTCAATCAGTAATACAACAGAGTTTATGATTACTGACCCAGATACGCAAGAACAAGTTAGGCTTGACTTTGATGTGGATTCAATGGAAGTTACACACAATCCTGACCACAAAAAAGAAATACAGATTAATGATGATTTGGTTTTATATTTGAAGTATCCTTCTATTGACGAGTTTGCTGGAATACTTGATATGGATACAAATGATCCGCTAATGAATTATAGAATATTAATTGCATGCTTAGATAAATTGGCAACTGAAGATGAAGTGCATAACTTTAAAGATCACACTCCTGAAGAGATTGCACAATTCATGGACGGTATGTCAGGCGATGTTATTAAAAAAGTAACTACCTTTTTTGAAACAATGCCAAAATTAAAACAAGAACTGAAATATACGAATAGTAATGGTGATGAGAAAACGTTTGTCGTGGAGGGCATGCGTACTTTTTTTACCTAGGCCTTAGTCATATAAGCCTAGGGCATTATTATCAAATTATTTTCGGTTTAGCGCAACACCATAAATGGTCAGTTAGCGAAATAGAAGGTATGATGCCTTATGAAAGAGATTTATATTTTGAAATGTTATTAGAATTTTTAGAAAAGCAAAAAGAAGCGCAAGCAAATAAAAACAGTTTTATGTAAATAGGAATATAAGAAATGGCTGAAATGAGTGCAGATACCCAAGCAATAATAGATACTCTGATGGAGCAGGGTAGGCTATTACGTAATGACGGTAGAACAAATTCTATTAAGACCGTTAATATTAAGCTTGATAAATTCCAAGATAGTTTTAACTCAATGAATAGATTGTTGGGTGATATATCAGCATCATTAAGAGTCATGGTTGGTGGCGATGGTCAGCAAGGTACTATTCAAGCAGGTTCCCCTGCAGCAGGTGGTGGAACAGCCGCACAAATACAACAAGTATTTGAAGAAGGTCAAGAAAGAGATGAGCTCATGGGTCAAATCAGAGACCAACTGAAAAGACAAGCTGACCTTGATGACGCAGAATTAGAAAGAGCCGAAAGAGCGGAAAAAGAAAAGCAAGAGCAAGAAAAAAGAGATCGTATTAAGAAACAAGGTGAAGAGAATATGAAAGCCTTGAAAGAAAATACTCTCTCAGGTCAATTAATATCTAACCCAGTAAGTTTCTTAACTAAAGTATTAAAAGGTGCATTAATTGGTTTTGTTGGTTTCAATGTTATAAGAGGAGTTGTTGACGCCTGGACTGGTGGTGCAATGACCGAGTTTATTGAAGGTATTGATTGGGAAGCCATCGGTAGTAATTTTAAAGATCTTGCTGAATGGTTAGGAAGTAATAAATGGGCTGCGTTTACAGGTGTATTAAGTAGTTGGTTATTAGTTGACTTCGGAGTTCCATTGGCAGTTAATGCAGTAGGAGAAGCATTAAGAACAAATGCATTAACAACTGCGCTCGCAAAAATGTCAGGTGCACAAATGACTAGTGCTCCAGGATTCTTAACTACAACAAATTTATTAAAGGCAGGAGTATTAGGTTTAGTTGCGACAGGGCTTGCTTTTGCTGGAGAGAAAATAAGAGATTCAATACGATTTGATGATATGACTGACGAACAGATTTTGAGGGCTGAAGCTGTAGGTTATGATACACCATCATCAGCCGCTGCTTCAATGGCAGGTTATACTGCAGCAGGTGCAACAATAGGTTCTTACTTTGGGCCCAAAGGTGCAATCGTTGGTGCCGCTCTTGGTTTTGCATACGGAGTAAGTAAGAAAATATATGAGGTAATGAATCGTAATGACCTTGAAGATATTGAAGTTGCCGACTTAGATGCAGAAGTTCAACTGACTCGCGTTGAACAAGCTAAGAAATTGCTACAAGATCATATTGATGGAAAGAAAGTATTATTCCCACAAGAAATAGCAGCATATGAAAAAATATCAGGGTTTGAAATAAATGAAGAAGGAACAGGATTTACATCCGATGTAAGTTCTGTAATTCAAGACATTGAGCTTGGTAATGCAGAAGCAATTGCTAAAAATAAACTTGAAGCCAAACAAGAATTAGATAGGCTGAGAGATTTAGTTGACCGTCGTGCGTTTTTAAATTTAACTGAAACAGCAGGTATGAGTCAAGTATTTAATACAGAAACTAAACGGTATGAAGATTTTATAGTAACTGACCCAGAAATGGTAAGAAAACTGGAAGAAGGATATGCTGAGAAGCTTGCTGAACAAGAAGAAGTTTATAGACAGATAAGAGAAGTAGAAGCACAAAGGATTTTATCTGGGCAATTAGAAGCAGGTGACTTTATTTATGTTACGCCCGATGGATTCTTAGGTGGTGCTGGAGATTTCTTAGGTTTTACTAGTAATCAGGATAGAGTA